TGATGGTGTTGCTGCTGTTGACGCTGCTCTGGCTGCGAACATTGCAGAACAGAAAGCCCCGAAGACTGCCACCGGCACGCCTTGGGCTGCCTGATGCGATAATCACGCCACAATAAGAACACCTCAACCCACGACACCTACCGGAGCAACACATGGAAATCGCAATCAAGCTGCAAATCGACGAAGTCAACGGTCTGCTGAACATCCTGGGCCAACTGCCCACCAGCACCAACATCTGGCCCCTCGCGGCCAAGATCAGACAGCAGGCCGAGGAGCAGCTTCCGAAGGATGAAGGAAGTACCAATGTCAACGAAGCCGGTGGAACTGACTGACGAGCAGATCGAACACATCGCTGAACGCGCCGCCGAGGTAGCGCTCAACAAGGTTTACACCGAAGTTGGCAAATCGGTCTTAAAAAAACTTGCATGGCTGACAGGGGCCGCGGTCATCGGCCTGGCCATGTGGCTCGCCGGGCACGGCTCTCTGCCGAAGTCCTGACATGCTGGATTGGCTTGTGTCCTTCTGCGCGGCCGCTGGCCTGATCGGCCTGGTCATTTTGCTCGTTTGGGCTCTCCTTCCGCTGGTGGTGTAGGTGCTGGCCGAACTGGCGGCGGCCAACGCAGCCTTCGCGGTCATCAAGGAGGCAGTCGCCAACTCTGGCGACATCATGGCCGCCGGCCAAAAGGTTTTCGAGTACTTCGACGCCAAGTCGGCGATCCAGCGCAAGTACAACCAGAAGGCCAAGAACGCCAAGACAAACGACATCCAAGAATTCTTCGCGCTTGAGCAGCTCAAGAAGCAGGAGATGGAGCTCAAGAACCTGATGATCTACAACGGCCGGGGCGGCATGTGGCAGGACTGGCTGCAGTTCCAACGCGAGGCCAAGTACAAGCGCGAGGCCGCCGAAAAAGCCGAGCTGCGTGCAGCGCAAAAGCGCAAAGACACAATCATCGAGATCGTGGTGGTTTCAATCTCTGGCGTGATTCTGATTGTGCTGATTGTTTTTGGTTTGTGGTTGGGCGGTTACGTTCGTGAAGGAGCAAGGTGATGTTGTCATTGTTTTCTACCCTCGGGGGCCTGCTCATCAGCGGCCTGCCCAAGCTCTTGGAGTTCTTCCAAGACCGCGCCGACAAAAAGCATGAGCTCGAGCTGGCGCGGGTGCAGACCGAGCGCGAGCTCGAGCTGGCCGCCAAGGGCTTTGCCGCCCAAGCCAGAATCGAGGAGATCCGCACCGACCAGATCGCCATGCAGACCGACGCGGCCATGACGCAGGCGGCGCTTGATCACGACAAGGCAGTGCTGGCCAAGGCCTCGCGCTGGGTGGCCAACTACGTGGGCACTGTGCGGCCCACTGTGACCTACATCTTCGTGTTTGAGCTGGTCGCGATCAACGCGTTCATGTGCTACTACCTGCTGATGCACCCAGGCCTGATTCAGGGCATCGATGACGTCATCAGGTATTCGGACATCGTCTTCAGCTCTGATGAGATGGCCATGCTCGGCGGCATCATCGGATTTTGGTTTGGAAGCCGAAACTGGAGCAAGAAGTGAAGTTGAGCCAGGCCGGAGCCGATCTCATGCACCGGTTTGAGGGCACTCGCAGCCGCCCGTACCTGTGCCCGGCGCACATCTGGACGATCGGCTACGGGCACGTGCTCTACCAGGAACAGATCCGGCTGCCGATGGCGCGCACGCCCGAGAGCAAGCCGCCAGTGATCCGCAAGGAGTACCCGCTGCGCGCCGAGCACAACCGGGTCTGGAGCAAAGATGAAATCGAGGAACTATTCGCAGCTGACGTCGCAACTTTTGAACGCGGTGTTTTACGACTTGCTCCCGGCTTGGCTGGCCGTCAAGGCGCTTTTGACGCTTGTGTCAGTTTTGCCTTCAACGCTGGATTAGGCAACTTTCAGCGCTCAACGATCCGCATGAAGATTGGCCGCGGCGAGTGGGAGGAGGCGGCCGAGGCGTTCATGGCCTGGACCAAGGGCGGCGGCCGGGTGCTGCCAGGACTGGTCAGACGGCGCGAGGCCGAGAAGGCGCTTTTCCTGTCCTGACACTGTGCCAAAATTGTGCCGTGGCTTGTGCCACAAAGCAGTTGCCAGAACCTCTGTGCCCTGAGAAATCAGGGCACTTTTTTGTGTGAAGGCACTGCAAATCCGTGTACGCCGGTTCGATTCCGACCCCCGCCTCCAAGACAAATCAAGCAGATAGAGCAAGCAGCCCCCGCGCTCAAATCCCGAATGTGCCAAAAACGTGACATCAGAACGTCACTTTCTCGGCCGCTGCGGCCAAGTGCTCGGGCGACAGGTGGGCGTACTTCCTGACCATCTCGGCCGAGTGCCAGCCGCCCAGCTCCTGCAGCACTGACATCGGCGTGCCCGCCATCGCGTGCCAGCTGGCCCACGTATGGCGCAGGTCATGGAAGCGGCACCAGGGCACGGCAGCGCGTTTGGTGGCGTTCGTCCAGGTGGTGGGGGAGATCCGCACAGGGCATTGAAATACAAGGCCTTCACGGAGCTCTGGCAGGGCCGCAAGAAGGTCGCGGGCCTGCTTGTTGAGCGGCACCAGAATGCGCTCGCCAGCCTTGGCCTCGTCCGCGTGCACGATCACCATGCCCGTCTCTAGGTTCACGTTCTCCCAGCGCAGGCCGAAGACGTTGGCTTTTCTCAACCCGGTGAGCAAAGCGAAACGGACTGGCGTCCGGTATTTTTCCGGTAGGTTTGCGATAACGGACTCGGCTTGTTCGCGTGTCAAATATGCGACGCGGCGGGTGGGCTCGTCCTCCTTGCGAAAGCCTGGGATCGAGTCGATCCACTGCCAGTCGATCTGCGCGGCGCGGAAGATGGCGCGGATCAGGGCGCGGTAGCGGTTACGCGTGGCAGGCTTGACGCCCTCGGGCAGGGCCTCCTCGATCATGTCGCGGTCGATGTCGGTGAGCAGCTTGGTGCCCAGCTTTGGCTTGAGGAAGGCGATCTTGTCCTCGTCGTCGGAGAACGACTTCTTGCTGGACTTCTCGACCTTCCACTTGTCGGTGGCGTCGTTCCAGGTCTTCTTGGGCCGCTCCTTGAGCACGCCCGAGCGCCAGAGCTCGGCACGACGGATGTCGTGGAGCTCTTGGGCCTGCTTGGGGTCGGTGGTTTTCAAGGACTCGCGCACGCGCTTGCCCTTGATCATGACGTCGATCCAGTATGTGTCACCGCGCTGCTTGATTGCCATGTTTGTGCCTCATTTATCCGGTTATGGGGTGATGCTAACACAACATTGCGGGAATCTCAACACTCAGGATATAGCTTGGCTGATTCTCCTTCCTATCCAGTGCACCACTGGAACGGCCCAGCTATTGCCCAGCGCCTTGTAGCGTGGTCCGTCAAGCGGCTCTGGCTTCTTGCGCCAAGGGATGTTGGTGTAGTTGTCAGGGAAGCCCTGCAGGCGCTCGCACTCGACCGGGGTGAGGCGGCGAACGGCCATGTTCTGTCTACTTTCTTCAATTGAAATGACTGGCGTCTGCCCCTCGTCTAACGTGCTGTTGATTCCTTTGTGCATTCTGGCTGTCAAGCAGTTGCCCACTTCGTAAGGCTGTAGCACCGCACCCGCCAACTGGTTCCTGATCGGCCCATCCTTGGCACGGGCATCCAGCGTCGGGTTTAAGTCGGTGTATTTACCGCCTGAAGGGCCAATTTCAATGCCATGCACCACCATCGCCTCGGGTTCTACTCTTTCGTTGCCTGTGCGACTGAAAGGAGGGCCGTTTGTAACGCAGGGGGCAGGCTTTTGCCCCTTTTCTCGGCTCGGCGCAGTATCCCGGCGCACGCCGTCGAACTCAAAAAGAATCGAGGCGGGATCGAAGTCGTCTCGAGCACTTGCGACAACGAACACACGGCGGCGTCGTTGGGCCACTCCGAAGTATTGGGCATCCAAGACACGCCACGCGACTGTTCTTTGGGGTCCAAGAACCACACCAGCGTTTGTCCACTTTCCCCTTGGCGGCTCCACTGGATCTTCTTCGCCGGCAAGGCCCGCGAGGAAGCAACCGAACGCGTTGTCTTTGGTCGAGAGGACTCCTGGGACGTTCTCCCAGAAGATGATTCCTGGAACAAGTCCAGCGTCTTGTCGTCGGTTGTCGATAGCATTGGCGATCTCACAGAAAACTAATGAAAGGTTGCCGCGAGCATCGTCCAAAGACTTGCGCAGGCCGGCTACGGAAAAGGCTTGGCACGGTGTGCCACCGCAGAACAGGTCTGGTGCCTCGACCTCACCGCTGGTGATGCGGTCGGGCAGTTGTGTCATGTCTCCAAGGTTGGGGACATCAGGGTAGTGATGCGCCAGCACGGCGCTGGGGAAGGGTTCGATCTCGGACAGCCATGCAGCCTTCCAACCAAGTGGATGCCAAGCAACAGAGG